TGTCCGGCACCCAAACAAGGCAACCAGTGCGGAAGCTGTAGAGCCTGTTGGTCTCGAGATGTGAAGACCGTGAGTTATGGCAAACATTAAACCTGAAAATCTACACGCAGAAAATACGAACCGGTTCGGGGACCAAGGTTCAAGCTCCAAGCGCCAAGCGCCACGCGCCCCGGCCCAAGGATCAAGCTCCAAGCCTCAAGCTTCAAGCCTTCACGAGCTCGCGAAAAAATTTCCGGATAAAACCTATAGAGAATTAGAAAGTATCAAGCTTAAGTTGCAAGCTCAAAAGTTTTCTGAATAGCAATCCAATCAGTAGGGGGCCATGGACCATGGCCTTTGTCTAAAAGTTCCTGGATCTCGGATCCTGGAACAAGTTTTAAGGCACTCGGACCGAGGGCCTTAATAAGGATAAATGTATTCTTCGGATGGGACTTATGGAAGGCAATTTGGTGAGGAGAAAATTTAACTTTGTTCCCCTTTGTGACTTTTAGTTCAACAGTAAAAAAGTGCCCAGAAGTATTGTACCCCAATACATCAGGCATACCAAGTAAGCTAAGGTTTTCAATACGACTAAGGATGATGGAACATGTATTTTTTCGAAGATCTTGGTATAATTTTCTTTCTGGGGCCATAGCATTTTCAAGGTTACTCCGGTATTTCAGGAGCACGAATAATTTGTCTCTTGTTGGGTTTAAAAACTACACGAATAGTACTATTTCCAATGAGGTTTGACTCCTCTACATCTATTCGTTTAATCTCTTCTAAATAAGGTCCGACCTTCATATAAATCTTTGCATTGTTAATTGCATTTCCTTTTTTACCATCAATGAAATGCTCTAAATAATTCATTAAATCTTTAATGTACATGTCACATACCACTCTTTCTTAATCTGTCAAGTTGATCTTCAATTTGTTTAGTTAATTTTTTATTATCAATATGAAGCTCTAATTTTTCCTGCTCAATAGCAGTAATTTCTCTTCTAAGATTCCCATTTAATTTTTGATGTGATTCATTAATCAACTCTAATTCTTGAATACGTTCTAGCTTTTTCATCATAAGTTTATCTGCTTCCTTTTGTCGAACATCATCAGCTAAAGCATTCGCCAGAGCTTCCTCTGCCTCTTCTGCTCGTTCCTTCCAATACCTATGGTAATCAATTTCTTTACCTTTCTGATTCATATTGACAATATAGGATAGTTACCTTAAATTGTCAATATGGGTGTTCCAAAAAGATTAACAGAAATGCAAATGAGATTTGCTGAATTTGTAGTATTCGGCGGAGCAGATGGTCCTATGACTCAAACTGAAGCGGCCGTTGCTGCTGGGTATAGTCCAACTAGGGCTAGGCAAGAAGGATCAGAACTAATGAATCCTAGGCTATCACCATTAGTAGCTCAATATATTGGTAAACTAAAAGAAGAAAGACTGAAGAAATTTGAAGTTACTTTCGAAGGTCATCTGGCTGAATTGGCTCGTTTACGTGAAGCAGCTCTGAAGAAGGGTTCATTCTCTTCTGCTGTAAACGCTGAAGCGAATCGAGGCAAAGCAGCAGGGTTATACATAGACAGAAAAATAATAAAACATGGAAAACTAGAAGACATGACAGAGGAACAACTAGAAGCCAAAATGAAACAAATTTTAGACGATTACGCACCATTATTAAATGTTACTCCCAGTTCAGAACTGCCCAGAACAAAAAAATCACCAGAGCCAAAGATAGAAAAAAAGGAAATAAAGACATCTAATGTGGTATTAAAGTTAGGAAATAAAGACACCCCAACAAAAAAATAACCATCCCTATAAAATAAACGTTATCTGGATTAAACATTAATCTTCTCCATCTTAATTATACAACCTCTCGGAAATATATTTCTATCAGAGTATGCCTCATCTTTGTTATCATAACTAGCGAAAGTCCAAACAAATTTCTTGGTTATTTTATAAATATAAGCAAGAGTTACCATTTTTGCACATTCAAACTGGTTAAACTCCTCAGGACTGGCATGACTGGCATCCCCAGTGATGTCGAGCCAGGTTATACGATAAAAATAATATCTCTTTTTTCCAATGTTTATGCGCCTTTTTTGAGATTTCTTCCGTGCCATGTGTTTTCCTTGTTCTCCAATCTGCCATATACAGCAAAAATATATTTTTTTCTATTTTATTTATCAGCAAAAAAAGTCTGGCAAGCTGGCATTTTTATATAAAATATATAGATTATCTATATATATCAATGACTTACGTCTGCCAGTAAAATCCAAAATTCTGCCACTCCTGCCAACCTAGAAAAAAAACCCGCGTAAAACGATCATTTTTCCTATAGAATCTCATGGAATCATCTAGATTTCTGCCACTGGATTCTATGGGATAGCTCTGTTTGCCTAATTGTTGCCATAAAAGCGCCTAAGTTTAGACATCTTCTCGTCACAATTCGCCGCAATTCCCAACTGTTTGTCAATAGCGCCGGTTATGTCTTCATGGTCCACTATGACACCGTTGCGATCACCTGCGACAAGCATATCTATCTTCAATAATGCATCTTCCATTTGAGATGTATATCTACTGATTAATGCTTTATAGATGCGTTCTCTCATATTACCTCCTTAAAATGCCCAACTAACAAATGAATATCTAATTCCTTTGGTGATATCCTTTACCTCATGAGGATATATAAAGTTGGAAGGAAATATTAATATATCTCCTCTGATTAGTTTAACTTCTTTTCCTCTAATCATAAACTCTCCACCTTCATAATTATCATTTAATAATCCTACAATCGAGAGTATTGGTATTCCTTTCATTGTGCCATCAAACATACTTTGAATATGATCGTAATGAGTACGCATCTTAGTTCCTTTAGTATATTTATTAAATCTGACCTGAGTTAATCTTTGAATCCATGATGGTCTGCAATGGTCTTCTGGCCAGGAAACTTTGTTCTGGTAGGCCATAACAGCTTTCATAATAATTGGACCTAAAGTATTAAATTGTTCTTTTGTTGAATAAGTTGTGTCTAATTCCTTTTGAGCACCAGAATATTCTGATTCTTTTTGTCCGTAAGTTGACCATTTATGTTTAGCCCAATCATGTTTTTCGCTTTCTCTGATAAGAGATTTGCAAAGCTGCGTGGGTATTACATTTGCTGTGATTACAAAATCATCTACGCTGTTCATCAATATCCTCGAAAATTAAATGAGTGGATTCACCTTCTACTCCTAGTTCATTAAAACAAAACGCATTAAAAGCGAGACAGTATCTACTTTCTTTTTTAACATTCACAGGTACAGAATGTCTCAAACCACTAGGGAAGAGAATTACATCACCTGATAAAGGTTTAAATTGAAATGCATCACTATTTAGTCTGGTATGTTTATCTATAGGTGCTCTGATTCTATTGGGCTCATTTTTAGTAAAAGTGATTGAAGCATGTTCTTCATTTCTAAAATAAAATACTCCACTAACTAAACTATTAGCGTGTGTATGCTCATGAGTAAAACTTCCATAGGGATTACGTTGTACCCAGGCCTGTGTAATAGAAAGTTTTTGTTTGGTTCCTAAGACAGTATTTGAATATATATCCAAGGACTCCAGAATAAATTCTTTTATTTTTGAAAGTGATGGGTGCTTTAATAAGTAGGAGTCCTTACTTCTGAAAGCTCCGGTTACTTGTTGATCTTGATAATCTAAATTTCTAATATATTTAAATTCTGTTTTAAAATCTTCCTTATAACTACGCACATATATTGTGGTAGGAAATATCATTAATAAATCTCCCTGGGGATTTCTTTCTACCATAGCTTCTTAGCCATATCTCCTTTTCTAGCTTTATCTAGTCTGCCTGCTTCTTTCTCGAACTCTTCCATTAAATCTTTTGTATCTACATTTGCCTGTTCTTTTTCATCATGCTTAATGTTGTAATATTGATCCAGTCTTTTTAAAAATTGGTGTTGATACTTCCGTAGATCTGCATCTTGAAATCTATACTCTTGAAAATATAAATCTGGCGTGCAAATCATAATAATACCTTGGCGTATGTTGCTGCCATAAACATGATTGTGGGCCATAGCGTAGGCTGCAATTTGAAGAAAATAATCTTCAATCCAATCTCTTTGCTTAGGTTTGTTTGCTTGTTTGAAATCGACAATGGTTTCCATGCCGTTATGTTCACAGACTAAGTCTGTTGCTCCAGCATATAAACCTGGGTAGTATAAAGTTACTTCTGAACCATAGTATAGTTCAACAGGAAGTAATCCTACTTCAATAATTTTTTGAGCCATCGGCTTAGCTTCTTGGCCGATCGGGGTAAGATCTTCATGCCCTTGTTGTGTGACATATTTCTCCAAGAACTTATGCATGGCACTGCCCCTGAGACTCGAATGGTTGGCAATTCTCTCCGCTTCATCATATCCTACTTTTTGTTTCCAGCGCTTTATATATTGATCATCTTTAGTTTTTGCAAGTATCGTAGTGACGCTGGGTAGGCGCGCGCCTCTAATTTCATAGTGCCGTGATCCGTGTTCCGTGGTCATCGTACCCCGGTGGTAGGAGTATTTGTTATTTTTTTTCATGCAGCGCCTCTCCAAATTTTCCTTCCCAGGACCATGATCCGTGGTGCGCGGTCCACGACTCAGTGTTCGCGAAAATTTTAAAACCCGCCTCCCGAGCCAATTGGCAGAAGGAAACGTCTTCTCCCACACTATAACCTTTGTCAAATTTAAAATCAAAGAAGTTATAATAATACTCATGATCTTCTCCCGGTTTCATCATCACTGGGTTTTTAATTTTTAAATGAGGGAAATTTTTTATAATTTTTTTAAAGACTTCTTTTTTAATAAGCATGAGGCCCGTGGGCCCTGCTTTCAGTTCAATCAAACCATTTTCTACAACCATAGGCTCAACAAATTCAACGGTATAGATGTTTTTCGACGTGTCCTCCGACTTAACTCTGTATGGGGTACAGATAATATCTTTTTTAGGGACCAGCATGCGGATGACCGCTTCGGGTTTGAACTCTACATCGGAATCAATAAACAATAGATGAGTGTAAGGCGAGACCATAAACAAAGAGGTAAGATAGTTCCGGGCTTGATGGATCAAAGGGGATTTCATTGTTTTAATACCCACAGCGATACCGCTCTTTGCTAGTTGTTGAATAAGATCAATGATAGAGATCATCGTGCCGATCTTCACCGAGTCATAACACGGCATGGCAATATAGACGCTAGGTTTTAGTTGTGCGGACAGTGATTCTTTTTCCATTCGCGATATCCTTCCGCCCAAGACTGATTGGGTAAATGTTCATTAAGTTCATTATTAATAAATTGTATTCGGTGTTTAAGCCCATCAATGGTCGTGTGCATCCAACCACAGTCATGCGGTTGAAGTTGTGATTCGAACCATTCAATGGTTTTCTCGAGAACTTCTATTTCATTATATTTTTTGTTCATACTTTGTAAAACGTATACTTTAACGTTAACTCTTCTCCTTTCTTTATAGGTTTGATTGTTATTAAATTAAATTTGCTAAAATTATAAACAGGTTGATGATCTTCGGTTGTAAAGTTAAGTTTAACCTTCTCACAATTAGGTTCTTCACTATGATTAATGAAGCCTCCTAACGGGGTTCGAATCGTTGTCTTACCAAATTGTAAGTGTGTCATACCGAAGTTGGTTCCTACAGGTATCTTCTCTTTAGCGAATAGACCGATATCATGAATATCTGAAAATCCTAAATGTAATTCTTTGGGTAAGGGTTTATAATTCATTGACGCCACATTATTTATGTTTAACGTTTCTTGCTGGATCTCCCACGTAATTCATTCTAGAATCTATATCAAACAAAACATTTCCAGAAACAGAAACTCTTTCCACTTTTGATCTAAAAGGAAAGACCCAATGTTTTAATGTTGCAGGAAATATATATAGATCACCACTCTTAGGAAGTTGATTAACGGCGCTGATACATTGACGATTACCTTCTCCATAAAACCAAGCGATTCCACCAGGTCCTCTCATTGTACCAGTAAAAGCTTTACATTCATCAATAATGTCTTGAGGGACAGATGGATAAAGAACAAAAGATAAATCTCCGCTATGATCGTGAGGAGGATTAAATTCATTTGCTTTCATATAATTAATCCAAAGAGCTGTTAATTTCAAATTAGGCTTAATACTTCCTGCCCCACGCCATTGATTATAACCAATCGTGTAGGCTTCAAAATATTTTTTTAAAATGGCAGCAATTTTAACTGGATTATCTAAAGCATATTCTTCTTTTAGATGACCAGCTAATTTATGTCTGAAATCTAGTTTTTTGTTTTTACGACAACGTTTTCCTTCATCTAAAAAAATTTGACACTCTTCCTTAGGAACATTGGCATGCATTAAAAAAGGTCCCCAATGAAAATAGTTATACTTTACAACTCCTTTTTCTTTGTCATCTTTAGGCATAATGATTAATCACTTTCTGTAGTTTATTTTTTTTAACTTTAGAGTAGGGTAATAACATCTTTGCCAACTTCAGGCAATCTTGATAACCACAAGACCAACGCCACTGTGGTTTATAGTTATGATTGTGATAACGTTTAGGTCCGGACCATCCCATTCCTAAAGTGTGATGAAGCCATTTAATTACTTTTTCATCTGTCATTGCAATCTCAGCTCGTATGTACCATTGATTATATACTTTTCCGTTCCGATCTGATCTTTTAGTGGGTCGTTGTACGCAAGATATACACCCTTCGCCATCAAATAGGCCAGCAATATAAGCAATAGTTTCTTCCTGTTCACCAGGATCTTGATTTTTCAAATATTTCTTTGGCGTTCGTGTACACATGTGTCTTTATATCCTTCTCTGTTCTCATAATGGTGAGAACATCCATACTACTATAAGTTCGAGCGTAAACGTTTTGTGATCCTGCTAACGTAGCACCTGAAGCTAGTAGAGCAAATTCACTACACCCGTTTAAGACTGTTAGTAACACTGATGCCATTACTAATTTTTTTAATATCTTTTTCGTCATAAGTTAATTCTCCTTGTGATTCACAAGTCCAGCACTGTTTTACTTCCGTTTCCCCACGTTTATCCTGAATATGAATATAACCATTTCCATTACAGTGAGTACAAATTATTTTATACATTATTATACATTCTAGGTCGACCACCTTTTTTACCTATTGCAACATAATAAGGGTCTTTTTTCCGGGGTCTTCCTACCTTTCCTTTTTTCTTTTTTACATTATAAGGGCCTCTTTTTTTACCCATGCGATAGTGAGAATGATAGACTTTTCCACCTCTTGGTAAGCCTATGTTATTTTCAACATAATATCTATTACCAGTTCTAACACAATGCATGTGTTTTTCTCTTTGTGTAATTGGAGATATCATTTTCCAATACACATAATCAGAATTGAAACCAGCAAAAGTGCAAACTTTCTTAAAGTCTGATTTGTTTGTTTTAAACCATTCAATGGCTTTTCTAGATTCAAACCAATCTGAAGTATAAACTGCATCGTGAGCTGCTTTACTTAATACAGACGTCCAGAGATCTTGTTCGGGTGTCTTAGCTTGATTAGATTCAGTCCGCTCGAACTTTTGTTGGAACCTTGCCATTTAATTTTCTCGCTTTCTCGTGTGCTAACGCTTCCACAGTTTTACTAATGCTTAATTTTGCATCTGGTAATAAAACTTTGGACAGCTTTACTAAAGTATTATATGTATCATGTGTTAAGGACACATTTCGATATTTATTAATGTCTGTCATGTTCTTTCCTTTTCATTGTTTGTAAACTAGAATATAGGATATTCCATAAAAAGTGTCAAGATGAAAATTATTACTTTAACCATTATTATTTGCTCGGCTCTCTATGGGAATTGTCAACAACCTTATACCAAAAACATAGAGTTTAATAGCTGGGCTGAGTGTATGTATGCAGGAACCAATGACACTTTAACATTATATAATGTCATGGGTGAGGAGTATATTAACACCAATAAGATATTTATTAAATTTGCTTGTGCTGAAATAGATAGGCCAAAAGAAGAATTAAGGTCTTAATTGACATTATGGCCAAATTGTGTTAATTCAAAATCTTCTCACCTTTAATACCTATCCTTAATTTCCCTTTAGGATAGGTTTATTTACAAATCCATCCTAGTAATAATTTACCTGTTGAATCATACCATCCCTGTAGTTTAGGATTTTTTTCACGTTGGGAATAATATTTCATATTAACATCCACCCAGGCATGAGCCATTTCATCACAATTACCCGTGTGTTTTATCTTTACTTTCTCTATGTTTATCCCGTTCGTGCTCAACAGTAGTATTACTACCAAATATTTCATTCCATCCTTCTTTATATTTATCAGTGGATACTCTCGATCTGCCGTCCCACTTTCTGCCTTTTTCTTTATTTTTTTTCTCTTCCATTATTAATTATTTTAAGTTGATTATTTTCTTTTTTATTAATGTAAGTAATTTTACCTGTAAATTTAGGGGTTTTTAATAATAAGCTCTTAAACATCTTCTTCCAACTCATAGCTTTAACCTTCTCTTCTTTACCTTCTTGATCCGTAATTGTGTATTCGTATCTCATAATTTCTTTATCCTATATAATATGAGATTTAAGTAATTGCAAGGACTAAATTAATATATCTTTTAACTCGAATTCTAATCCCTCTAGTTCAGAAGGTTTTCCATTAGGATATTCAGGAAAAATCATGTATTTCTCTCCTGTTTCTTCGTTCGTGCATCCTGCAACTAGCCAATCCCATTTAAAATTATTATCTTCAACGAATTCTCTCATGACTTTAAAGCTTTGGTCTGGGTGTTGACTCAACAATTCAGTCTGGCATTCGTCCATGGTTTTAAACCAACCCTGCATTTCAAAATTTTGTTGTGTGATAACCGGATCACTTCCAACTAAATAAGCTAATATTAAAATCTTGTACATTAGACCACACGTTTTTTACCTTGACCACGCGAGGGTTTTTTACGTTTGTATTTATTGGGTCTTTTTGCGTGACGTCCAGGACGTTTTCTAGGTTTTTTCTTTATATAAGTACTAACACCAAATAATGGTTTCTTTTTACGAGCCATCGTCTTCTTGAAAAAGTTTAATTGTAGGTTTTGGTCCTACCATGCCAGAAGCAATAGGCATAAAACTTATAACTCCATTAATCTTTTGTTCAGTATCTGCACCACAACTAATACAACGATATATATTTTCATAAAGAGATACAAATACAGTATGCTCTGTACACGTTGGGCACGTACCATTAGTAACTTCAGTCTTGAATGCGAATTTTTTGCCGAATGTATTGTTTTCTGTCATACTTCTTTTTATCTTTAAATCTTTTGGAAGTAAAGCGTCTTAATATTCGAGCGATAGGATTTCTATTTGAGAACGATTTTTTTGATTGAGATCGAGCCATCAATATTAGTCTCTAATTCAGCCTGAGTCTTAATACATTTATAAGAGACAGTATCGGAGTAGGTTCTCTC